CCCAACTTGGACAAGCTCATCAAGAGTAACAAGCGTCTCAAGTCGGCGTTTCACACTCAGAAACCCCTAAGGAATACCCATCGTATAGCCCTCGATGAATTGGATACATTCTTGGAACTGGTGGATGATGCTATAGATGCCATGGATGAGACACAAAAGAAGTTGAATAAGCTCTATGATTTTTGTGGAGAGGTCCCTTTCGATGACGAGTGTACCTATTAAAGATTTGAACGGATACTCATCCATAATGGAAAATGTTCTCGATCATGGGTTCGTTAGGCTCGTGGATCACATGCCTCAAAAAGATTTGGATTCGTCCATCGTCCAATCAGCGCGTGTATCCTACGGTGACGGTACCAAAACTTCCCGTGGAGACCGTGGTCTCATCCGATATCTCCTACGACACTGGCACACAACCCCATTTGAGATGGTCGAGTTCAAGTTTCATATCAAAATGCCCATCTATATCGCAAGACAGCACATGCGTCACCGCACTGCCAGTATAAATGAACTCTCTGCGAGGTACTCAGTGGTGCCTAAGGAGTACTACGAACCCGATACCCTCCGTGGACAATCTGAAGTGAATCACCAGGGGTCGGAGGGTGTCGTGGACATTGGTGATACCCTAAATAATAAGGTATCTGGACACTTGAATGATGCATTCCTTGTCTATGACGAGCTTCTAGATAAGGGGTGTTGCCGAGAACAGGCTCGTGGTACCCTCCCACAATCCACATACACAGAATTTTACTGGAAAATTAACCTTCATAACCTCCTCCACTACCTTCACCTCCGTATGGATGCCCACGCGCAACAGGAAATACGGGACTATGCGACAGCCATCTTCAACCTCGTGAAGCCCTTGGTCCCAATCACGATGGAAGCATTCATGGACTTTAGGGTCAATGCCATGCAGTTGACTGGACCAGAGATTGAAGCCATCGCCACGGGAAAGGAGATTGAATCCCCGGGGGAGAGGCGTGAGTTTCAGGAAAAATTAAAGCGCTTAAATTTAAATATCGATACAAAGTAAATGCTTGCCATTACAAACACTTTCACCGTATTCGCTGCCGACAAAGGATTCAAGAAGTTGAGTAAGAAGATCCAAAGGGAACGTGACACTGACGTGGACAAGATCAAAGAGAAGTTCTCTGATGTTTTCCGTGATGAACAGCGTCGTATGAAGGGATACCTCGATGAGCATAACAAGTTGATCAAGAAGGATGACAAACCCAAGAAGAGTGGGAAAAAGTCTATCGACTTTTACGAAAAGTAATCCATAGGGTACATAGAAGAAAAAACGTCGCCAGGGGTGGATTGTCCCCAAACCTCTCAGCCAGTAGAGCGCACACCACGCTGTACTGGACGAGCCTTATTTCCTGTTGTGTTTTGATCATCGTGCGCTTCATAGACCCCCTCGATTTTTGGAGACCCGTGACAGCCGTACTTATTTTACCTATCGTCCCGGGTATCTCTGTCGTCTTCATGAATATGTTCCCAACATCCACAGATTCAATTATCTGTTGTTGGATGAGGGGTTCCAGATAGGTGACCCAACATCTACGGACTCCAGGAATTGTTGTTGGATGAGGGGTTCCAGATAGGTGAAGTAGTTAAAGTCTGGATCCAATTTGAGACATATCCCCTCTATAGTGGAGAAGGCTTTGGCGAGGTACACAAAACTAGTCGGTACGATAAATGGTTTTTCCATAGCGAGTTGGGTGGCAAGGTCATCATTCACAATCCCAGAACCATCTAGGGTCTCCAAGTACCCCAAGATAGTTTCAAAGAATAATTCAATATCGGAAACATCTGAAGATGTTGGAACGATTACACCCAATTTGACCAGTGTATTGACTATACCAGCAGTGTCTCGTGTGATTATAAACCCAAAAAGTTTTGTGAATCCATCTCTCAATTCTTCGGACAGTGGTACGAGTAATCCAAAATCATAAAATACAAGTTTCCCCTTGGGTGAAAATCCCAAGTTACCGGGGTGTGGGTCAGCATGGAAGAGACCATTGTCCATAGTTTGAATGATGTATGCGTTAATCAGGGCTTCACAAATCTTCTTCTTATTCACTTTAGGGTCGGTGATTTCAGTCAGCTTCACTGAAGGTACGTATTCCATGACAATCATCTCATCATTTGAATACTTTTTATAGACTCTCGGAACCTTCACCCAATCAATATCTTTCATACTTTTTCGAAACTTTATGGCATTATTCGTCTCTTGTATATAATCAGCTTCTCCCAAGAGATACTCTATGGACTCATCAAGGACTGAACCCGAACTGTTCCCCGTATCGATACCAAATCGTTCCAAAAAATGTACAATGTCCCGGATCGTATCTGTATCCTCCTTCATGATATCCAGAATTCCTGGGCGTTTTAATTTTACAACAACTTTTTGACCGTTTTGGAGTACAGCCATATGGACTTGGCCGATGCTCGCAGATTTAAATGGTACAGGGTCAAATTCTTTGAAAATATCGTACTCTACAATGGTCTCGAATTCCACGGGAGGAACATCATCTTGGAGTGATTCTAATTCTTTTGTAAATTCGGGAGGATAGAGGTCTCCCCTCGTCGAAGCGATCTGACCTAATTTTATAAAGGTTGGACCAAGTTCGAGAAGTTCATCTTTCGTCCATCGACCCAATTCGGATTTATCTTTTACAAATGTGTTTTTCCATAGAAATTTACTCGCAAATTTCCATGTTTTTACTTTCCGGTTAGGTGCTGGAATATGGTTTGCTACACATAGCAGCATCCTACTTTTTGTAAAGTTTTTAATTTTCTCAATCTATATAAATGGTAAAAATCGCAAATGCGTTTGGTCGAGTAACCACTCCGATAGAACTTCTTGTTAAGAGTCAACCAATTTTATTATCTGTCATCATCCTCTACCAAGGTCTATTCTCGGGTAATGCTTTCAAAATTCCCATTCGACTCGAGAAGTTTTTCGAAAATAAGACATTCCGCTTTGTATCCCTCATGCTCATCGCTTTCACTGCAACTAGGGATATCGAGTACGCCCTCCTCTCCACTCTCATTTTCATGTGTGCCATGTATGCTATCAAGACACCCGAGGAGCGAAAAAAAACTGGGTTTATTTAATTTGTGAGATACTAATAGAATGAAGATTCATATCGTTGGAGCTGGGCCCACAGGGATGTCCCTCGCGTGGGAATTGCTCAAGTCAGGAGAACACGACGTGACTCTCTATGATCGAAAAAAATCCGCAGGTGGTTCGTGGTGGGAACCAGACGAAGAAGTCAGAGATCTCCACGCACATAGGATCGTATTTGATCGTGCCTTTGTGAATACAAAGTCTCTCTTTAGTGAAATGGGTATCGATTGGGACGATATATTTGTACCAACTGATGATGGTAATGATGCATCATTTGCACTCAAATCTCTTGGTGTGAAGGATTATGGTACTCTCATGATCCTATTTGTGAAAGTATTCACACAACCAAATAAGTTCAAAAATGTATCATTGAAAGATGCAGTGGGAGAACTTTCTGAGAAGGGTCAGACTCTCCTAGAGACCCTCCCCCTTATTATGGATGGTGTCACTTGGGATGTCATGTCAGCCTATGAATTTGTTAAAAATATAGATCATGTTGGTTTATCTAAGCCATACACACAAAAGGTTTCTGGTAAAGTCATGGGTGATGCGATGGAACAAGCAGTAATGGACGCTGGTGGAAACTTTGTGTTCAAAACGGAACTTGAGAGTGTCGCGTATGGTGAAGATACATATATGGCTAAGTTTTCAAATGGTAAAATCATACAAGATGGTATGCTCTTCTTGTGTCTCGATAATAGCCCAGCCATAGACTTTCTCGCTGAAAACTGGGGTCCAGATGCTAAGAAAAAAGTGAGTGAGAGTACATATGGTGCTATCAATATTCTCCTCGACTATGAAGATCCCATCAAAATCAAAACAGATCTCGAAATTGCTGCGAAAACCAAATGGAAACTTCAACCCAAGGTTCTATCAAATGGTAAGACTGTATCATGTGTTATTTGCAATCTCACAGAGGATATTCTCAAGACTGATCCAGAAGCGTTAAAGGCTGAAGTCCTTAGGCAACTCGAACTCCAAGAACCCAAAGAGGTACGCATTGGTTGGGGTGCTAAATGGCAAGGTAAAACTTGGGAATTTACACAGTCCTCGGGAGTCCTCAGTCTTCACGGACAACTCCCTTTCTTTGGGAAGTGTCCCAAGGTTGCAATGTGTGGTATGATGTCCCCTAGGAAGACACCCTATTCGAGTATCGAGGCGGCGGTGGAAGTCTCCAGAGCTCTAAGTCATCAACAATTTGAGACAAGGGAACCTCTCCAACCTATTCTTCTCTCACAAGTTTTGCTACTGATTGTGGTACTACTTATAGTTTTAATTTTAATATATCGTAACAGAAATCAATGAAGTTTTTAGGTACCGTCTATGAACCTATGTATGATTTTAATGATAAAAAGTATATCCGTTTTATAATTCCCCAAAAGGTTTCAGAAATTATACAACGAATGCATACAAATAAGTTACACCTACTTCTGAATAAAAATGTGGATGACCCCCTTGATGGCACTATTCTCACAGTGAAGGTACCATTCCGTTATAGGAGAGTGATGTGCAACGTCAAAGGACGCCCCATTCAGTCTCTAATAAAGGATGACGAAGTTGAAATTGTAATGGACTTCAAAGGGGTTTGGAATGTTGGTGCTTATTCAGGCTTCTCTTGGATACTCTCGAGTTCCTCTTCCTGATTGGGAAGGTCAATTCTGACCAAACCAGATTGCTTAAATCCTTCAAATGTTCGAAGGACACCTTCGAGACGTAAAATCTCTTCACGCATTCCTTGCATCTTATTCCTAAGTTGTTGAATATTTTCTTCAATGTGTACGACAGGCATTGTACTTATATAAAGTTTCCACCCTTTAAATAAGTATAGTAGGATGACAACCCTTACAAGAACAGGGTATCTGGTAGATACGGGTCCAATCCAAGAAATTAAAAAAGAATTAACGGTAAGACCTGTGGTCAATGGAGACTATGGATTTCCTCCACCGCCTTTCAAAGTTTTCAGACCAACTAAGACTGGAGTATGCATTCCAAGATTCTACGGAACTACTAAGCTTGGAGAGCCTCGGGAAGACAAACGACCCGAACCAGCTCGTATCCAAACCAAATTCGTTGGACAACTCCGAGATTCCACACACCAAAACGAAGCCCTCGCAGCAGCAATTAAAGCAGGTCATGGGGTCCTTTCTTTACCATGTGGCTATGGCAAAACGACGGTATCCTTGGCTATAGCGTGTAAGTTGGGATACAGGACCATGATTGTCGTGCATAAACAGTTCCTCGCTGACCAGTGGAGGGAGCGTATCCAACAGTTCTGCCCGGGTGCCACGATTGGTGTAGTGCAACAGAATAAAAAAGAGGTTGCGTGTGATTTTATCATCGCAATGCTCCAGTCGTTGTCTCTAAAGGAATATAGCTTCTCAGACTTTGACTCTGTAGGAACACTCATCGTAGATGAGGCGCATCATATTTGTGCTAAAGTGTTCAGTCAGAGTCTTTTCAAAATGTGTCCTCGACATATCTTTGGTCTCTCAGCAACACCAGAGAGGAAGGATGGTCTCACAAAGGTTCTTCATTGGTTCATGGGACCAACATTCTTCGCAGTTGAGAGAAAAAATCAGGAACAGGTTGAGGTTTTTCCAATAACATTTGAGTCACCAAATTACATGAATCCACCACCCTCGATGCGAAACGGAAAAATCTCCATGCCCAACATGATTACAGAAGTTGTCGAGGATCGAGCGAGGAACCAGATGCTTGTTGAGTTGGTGAAGAAAGCATCCGCTGGGACGAGGCAGTTACTAGTTCTAAGTGATCGCCGACAACATTGTGAGTTCCTTCATCAATGTTTCCCCAAAACCTCAGGACTCTATATGGGTGGTATGAAAGAGGCTGCCCTCCAAGAGTCCTCCAAGAAAAAGATCATCTTTGCGACGTTCAGTCAAGCCCATGAGGGTCTAGACATTCCCACTCTAGATACGGTCATCCTAGCATCACCCAAATCTGATATTACCCAAAGTATTGGAAGAATTATGAGAGAGACGAAGGGTAAGAAGAATGATCCTCACATCTACGATGTTCATGATCCTTGGTCAATCTTCACAGCGATGTATTTCAAGAGAATGAAAGTATATAGACAAGGTGGTTTCAAAATACATGGGAAGCATGTAGAAGAAAAGAAGAGTGACTTCCCTCAGGGAAAGTGTCTGTTTTTATAATCTAAATAATAATTAAATGTCTGGTGCATTAATACAACTTGTCTCAAAAGGTGTTCAAGATGTATATCTCACAAGTGATGAGGGGCATTCCTTTTTCCGTACAAAATTTACACGGCACACGAACTTTTCTCAAGCTCCTAAATATATCAAAACTATTTCTGATAGTGACACATCTATTACTATTCCAGTTTTAGGTGATGTTATCAACGGACTTTGGTTTGAGGCGGATAGTAGCAGTAATGATAACATTGCATCGAACCTTTTTTACAACTCGACGATCGATCTTTTCATAGGTGGTCAAAAAATAGATTCCCAACATTTTGATTATTACAGTGAAATATGGCCAAATTATCTAGCGGATACATACAACAAGTCACAAGAACTCAATAATAAGGCTTCTTTATCCAATAAATATTTTGTACCCCTCCACTTTTTCTTCTGTGATCACAAGGCATTCTTACCCCTAGTAGCACTCCAAAATCATCAAGTTGAAATACGAATCAATTTTGATCCAGCTACAATTGCAGTCATCCCAGAATCTGAAAAGAAAGCTATTATGTATGGGAACTACATCTATTTAGATACAGAGGAGAGAGAAAGACTTGTAAAACGTTCTCTAGACCTTGTCATTACACAGACACAGCGAATAGAATTTCCATTGAACAGTGTTCTTGATAATCAAACAGATTCAGGTGGATATAATACCCTAGATATTTCTAGTTTAAATCACCCAGTAAAGTCACTCTTCTTTGGATTTGGGACGTCTCAAACCAACCCCGCAGCAGATCGTTTTTCATTCAAAAACGCTGATATGTACATCAATGGGACAACACTTTTAGAAAATATGAGCCCAGTCTATTTTCACACAGCACAAAACTATTTCAAATCGTCATACGGTAAGACATATTTCAATACGCCCAGTCACTCACCAACATTCACACGATACTTCGCCTATCACTTTTGTATGAACGCTTCGGATTATAATCCATCTGGATCGTGTAATTTTAGTCGACTTGACAATGCAAAACTCATAATCCGTGGTGCGGAGGCGGTAAATCGTTCATATGTATATGTCTATGCTGTCAACTATAATGTTCTCAGGATCAAGGATGGTTTAGCTGGAATTTTATTCGGTAATTAATGTATATGGCGACGCAAGCGAGTGGCATTCTCGTCACAGCTGGCCAAATTTATGTCAGTAGTTTAGATGCTGCACCCAGAGAACAAGACATTATTTCAGGTGTTGCGAGTATCCAAGCTGGTGAGATCACAGCGGACGAAATTTCAGTGTCAAATCTCAACATGTCAGGTTCTCTGACTGCCACCGGTGATATGGATCTCATTGCTTTCACGAATATTTTTCGCATGTCTGCGACTCAAGTTGGTATAGGTGTTGCTAACCCAATCTATGATTTTCAGGTTGGTGCAACTGATGTTATCATTGATCGTCTAAGACCGAATATCCTACAGGTGACTGGTAATGTATTATCCACAAATGTAACTACATCCAATATCCTAAGAACTGAGAATAACAATTTTTTAGTGAATAGTGTTGGTTCCAATGTTTTGAAAATTACTGGTAATACATACTCCACAAATGTTGCTATCGGGAAACAACTCACTGTTGGTCAAGATAATGATGGCAGTTTTAACTCGGCTGTTTTCAAAAATGGAAATGTTGTGGTTCAATCCAGTAACCTCAACGTGACCGGTGACCTACGAGTAGATGGTAATGTATTTATTACCGATTATTTAACCTATTTAGCTGCGAACAACTTGGTTGTTTCAAATGCGGTCATTCAGATGGCTGATGGATTTCCAGGGGGTGCGTATGATAATGGTCTCATAATGACTGATCACCCAGGTGAAGAAGCAAACTTGGTGTTTGGAT